GTAAGCTGTTCAATGAATGTAAGGAACGAAACATTCCGATGGTTGGTATCTGTCGTGGTGGTCAATTCCTCAATGTGATGAACGGTGGTGCCATGTTCCAGCATGTGTCAAAACATGCAGGCCCAGACCATTGGATTACAGACGCTAGGACAGGCGAAACTGTCTGGGTGACCTCTACCCATCACCAGATGTTTAAACCCGCCCCTGAGGCCGTTCTAGTGGCTTTTAGCACCCTTCGTGGTGATCGTGAGTGGGTGGAAGAAGGAATTATCAAGCTAGAAATCTCAGAGACTGATTATGAAGTTGTTTTCTATCCGCAAACTCGTGCGCTGTGCTTTCAGCCTCACCCTGAATACACTGGCGATCAGTATCTGTGTATGGAGCGTTATTTTCAGTCTCTCATTGCTGAGTTCTTGATGTAATTAACAGCGACAGTAGCTTACTCTGTTCTATGTTCTTCTCTGTGGCAATTTGCACATAAAAGAATACATTTATCAAGCTCTGAAGTAATTGAATCCCATGAACGAAGTCTTAGCTTTTGCCAGCTAAAATCTTTTTCGTTAGGGTCAAGGTGATGGAATTCCAGTGCTCCGTAGTATTTTGAATACCCACAGTGCTTACAAGCCCCTCCTTTATATTCAATTGCTTTAATCTTTCTTTTGATCCATCTTTGGATTTGATATTTGTATAGGTCTTCTTTAGTTTTGAATGGCATAATAAATCGGTCTGTCGTATAATGGAGAATACATCGGCCTTCTAAGCCGAGAATTTAGGTTCGATTCCTAACGGATCGACCATTGTATTACTGTTCAATGCGTAAAGATTAGACAGAGTAATTCTAACCCAATAAGTCGCACCAAAGGTTCATATGAAAATCCTCATCATCCATTCCTTCTGGAAGCATAGCGCAGAGCTTCTTTCAGAATGGCTCACGTTCAACGGACACAGGGTAGAAATCTGTAACGCTCGCAAGGGAGAAGAACCTAAGAACTATCCTTATGATGCTGTATTCAATGCAGGGGTTTCATTCCAAGAATGGAAAGGGAAGGATGTAACAATCAACCATTACAACAACGTTAGTATTTGTGTGGATAAGGTTGCGACATTCACAGTGCTCAAGCGTGCTGGGGTGCCTATTCCAAAGGTTGCTAAACGTTGGCGTGATGTTCCTATGGATTGGTTTGGATACGTCACACGAGAGAAGGTGAATGGACGTAGGAATGAAGGAACGCAATTCTTCAACGAATACAAAGACATTCCTAAGGATGCTGTTCTGTATACAGAATTTCATCCAGGCCCATACGAATATCGAATCATCGTATTCAATGGGGAGGTTGTAGCTCGCTTCTATAAGCGCCTAGCTGGAGATGGCACATGGGAGATGAAGCTTCAGCCTGCTAAGGGCTTTGAAGAGATGGATAAGCAGGCTATTGCTGCTGCTAAGGCGTTGGGAATTGATTACGTTGGCTTCGACGTAATGGCTACCAACAAGAAGAAGTTTGTTTTCCTAGAAGCTAATAGTGCTGCTACAATGTCAGATGTAGTGGCTGAGGCAATCACCGTTTACTTTAACAACCTGAAGGATTGATATGTGTGGCATCGTTGGTATGGCTGGTAACATCACCACCCAAAAAGAGAAAGTATTCAAGACTCTATTGATTCTCGATTCCCTACGAGGTGAGGACAGTACAGGTGTTGCTGTGGTGAAGCGTAATGTAGCTACCCCTGAGATTGTCAAGGCTGTAGGTAATCCATTCGAACTCCTTGACAGTAAGACCTACGACAAGGCGATGATGGGTTTTCAACGGGTGTTGATTGGTCACAATCGCTACGCCACAACAGGTCAAGTCAACAAGAAGAATGCTCATCCTTTCACCTTTGGTAATATCACTGGTGTCCATAATGGTACGCTGAACAATAAGAATGGTTTACATGAAGGTTACAAGTTTGATGTTGATTCGCAAGCCCTGTTGAATCACATTGATGTTCATGGCCTAAAGGATGCCATCAACAAGGCTGGTGGTGCTTGGGCGCTAGTGTGGTGGAACGAAGAAGAGTCCACTCTGAACTTCCTTCGTAACAAGGAACGCACCTTGTATATGTGCTATGAGCATGGTGGTGACACTGTGTACTGGGCATCAGAAGAATGGATGTTGCGTATTGCTTTGTCACGTAACAATATCAAGTATTCAGAACCATTCCCTGTTGATGAAGATACTCACTTCAAGGTAACCATCGGTCCAATTGGCCAGCTTGCTGACTGGGACGAAGAGGAGGTAAAAAGCAGCTACAACCCTTTTCCAGCAGTCCAAAACTACCGGCCGGGCTGGAACAACGGGCCGGGGCCGCAAGCGCAGACGGCGCTAAGCCAAGCTACACAGACGCCGACTTCGACGCCTACCAAGACTGGCTCAAGCAGTTCTCCAGCAACCTCTGAGAAGAAGACACAACTCACTGTTGTTAAGTCGGCTTCAGGTGGCTATGCTGGACGTAAGCAACGTCGTCTACGTTGTGTAAGCCTCGCCTCTGACGAGAATAGCGCACAATACATTCACTGTGTTGACGCTAATAACGAGACAACTTGCCACATTCGTTTGTATATCAATCGTAATACTTGTGACAAGTCAATGGTTGGTAAGGAGATTCTGGCAGACATTGCGGATAGTGCTTACACATTCCAAGGTGTCTCAGGTACTGGCTTTTATTACAAGGCAGTGTACAGCAGTGTACGTCTAGCCGATGTAAAGAAGGAAGAGGTGGGGGTTACTGATGCCTTTGCCAACTTTTATCAAAATCACAAAGGGGTTCTTATTGAGAAGCATTCTTGGGAAAAGCAATACGGTGAGTGTGCCTCCTGTGGCACGGCAATAGACCCTGAACACAATACACACAAGTTCACTCGTGAGGGTGTTGTAGTGTGTGGTGCATGTATCAATGATCCTCAACTGAGTGGTTTACTCCCTCATCTTCACTAAGGAATAATCATGGATTTTCTTATTGGCTGCGACCCTGAAGTCTTTGTTCGTAAAGACAACCTGTTTCAATCTGCTCATGGATTGATCCCAGGGGATAAGAAGAACCCTTTCAAGGTTAACAAGGGGGCTGTTCAAGTAGACGGCATGGCCTTGGAATTCAACATTGACCCCGCAGCAACTAGCGAGGAATTCTGCATCAACGTAGAGACTGTTCTGTCTCAGATGGTTCAGATGGTTCCTGGTTACGAAGTGGTCATCTCCCCTGTTGCCCATTTCACCCCTGAGGTGATGAAGGCACAACCTCCTGAGGCACTGGAGCTAGGCTGTGATCCCGACTACAACGCATGGTCATTGATGCCCAACATCAAGCCCAATGCTGATCGTCCTATGCGTACTGCCTCTGGTCACATCCATATTGGGTGGACGAATGGGCAAGACATCCTCGATCCCTTTGCTGTTAACCAAGCAGCAAGTGCTGGTCGTCAGATGGACTTCTTCCTTGGCTTACCTAGCCTGTTCTACGATGCTGACCAAGAGCGTCGTGAGATGTATGGCAAGGGTGGTTGCATTCGTGTCAAGCCTTATGGTGTGGAATATCGCACCCTGAGCAATGCTTGGCTCAAGAACAAGCAGCTCATGACATGGGTGTTTAACAATGCTCGTAAGGGTATGGAAGCTCTTGTTAGTGGTAATGAGCTTGCCAAGAAGTATGGCAACATCGAAGAACTCATCAATACTGGTGACAAGAAGGAAGCTATGAAGATTCTCAAGAAAGAGAAGATCGAGGTGTGCTATGGCTGATCTTGCAGCGCGAGATATCGAACAGTTGTTCTCCCGTTGTCTCATCATCTATGACGGCAATCCTTGTTTCGTACATCGAGTACGTGGGGACAATGATGTTGTTGTAGAGAACCTCCTCACGAACAAGATGAGCAATGTTCCTTTTGAGTTTGAGAAGTTCAAGCCTATTGCTCAACGGTTAGGCTGGGTGAATACAGCAGCAGGTGCTGGCTTCCTCAAGCGTAAGCCTGTACGTCGATTCCAAATTGGTATCAGTACAGACAACAGCACTGTTGAAACAGTTGGTGTTGACTTTGATCGTCAGATCATCCAAGAGATTGGCGGACTACGTAGCGCAGCTATCACGAAAACATTGCAAAATGATTTCCCTTCGTTAGAAGAGGCTTATGAAACTGCACAACACCTTGAAACCATCTTTGCGTTTGATCGTCAATTTGCTGTGACCTTTAATGGGGGTATCTATTATCGTGGCCGGCGCTGTGTTGGTAAAGTAGATACGAAGAAACGTCCACTCACTGTAGACAGCATTGTCTTTGACAAAGAGTTTGAACATCTTTCATCACTATTGGACGGCAGCTATGGCAAAAATTGTTAATCTATTTCCTGTACCAAAGACGGAAGGTACATTTGGTGTAGAGATTGAAGTAGAGGGGGAGAAGCTCCCTATGGCTGATGACTTCTATTGGTCAAGCCATGATGATGCAAGTCTACGTGGAGAGTTCCCGAGTCAACGGCATGAGTATGTTTTCCGTAAGCCTCTCCCATTTAATCTAGTAGAGCCTGCTCTGGATGTTCTCACAGAGCGATTCACCCGTAATCGCTCTAAGCTGAATTTCAGTTTCCGCACGAGTGTACACGTTCACTACAATGTGCAACAGTTTGATGAGGTTCATCTTTTGAATCTAATCTACCTGTATACGTTGCTAGAAGAACCCCTCATCAATTTCTGCGGGGAAGGTCGTAAGGCAAATCGATTCTGCCTAAGAATTGCAGATGCCGAAGGGATCATTGATCTTTATACAAATCTCTTTGCACATGGCGTAGCCCTGTTGCAAGATTTCCGAGAAGATCACGTCCGTTACTCCTCACTCAATCTGGCATGTGTACGTAAGTACGGTAGCGTAGAGTTTCGCTCTATGCGGGGCACTGCTGACAAGGAAGTGTTGATGACCTGGATTTCTGCAATTGGGAGGATTGGGGAGTTTGCTCAATGCAAGGGGATCACTCCCTTCCGTATTCGGGAGATGTTCAAGAATTCTACTCCGGCAGTCTTCTTGGAGAACATTTTAGGAAAAGCGCTTGCTGAGAAATTCAAATATCCAGAAATGGAGAATGACATGAATATGTCTCACAGCTTGAGCATTGACCTTCCATTCTTCTTTGCAAGAAGCCCTTATGTGAAGAAGCAAGAAAAGGTAAAAAGAATGGGTGCTATCGAACAAAAGATTCCAGATGATGTAGAGGGAGGTCTTGATGAACGTATTCGTCAACTACGACGAGAAATGGAACGTCAACATCTAATTCGACCTAATCCAGAACTCTTCTTCAGGGCAGGCGCGCAAGTAATGGTTAACAACCCTATTGAAGAGGTAGTAAATGAAAATCATCCCGTATAAGATTGGAAGCCAGAGTGCTTCCATCCTTGCAGAAGTCTTAGGTATTTGGCGTGTCAACCCAAAGAAGACTACGCGCGTTAAGACAGACACCCTCATCAATTGGGGGTGTTCTCAAATCGTTCGTCCCATCCAGTGCAAGACTATTCTAAATCTTCCTGAATACGTCACGCTAGCCTCTAATAAGCTCTCCAGCTTCAAGGAATTCAAGCAGGCGGGGGTACCTACACCTGAGTGGACAGAGGACCGTGTAGAGGCTATAAAGGCCCTTGCTAACGGTCGTACGATCTGTGTGAGGCACAAGCTTAACGGACATAGTGGGGAAGGTCTACAGCTTGTAGCTCCTGGTGAGGAATTACCAGAGGCTCCTCTCTATACCACCTATATCCCTAAAGACGAGGAATATCGTGTTCATGTGTTTGATGGTCGAGTGATTTTCACACAACGTAAGGCTAGAAAATTAGAGGTTCCAGATGAAGAAGTCAATTGGAAAGTTAGGAATCTTGCAGGCGGTTTCATTTACGCTAACCAAGCTGTTGAACTTAGCCCTATTGCTGCTGATATTGCCGTGGACGCTGTTAACGCTCTTGGTCTCGATTTTGGTGCTGTCGATATTATTTACAATAAACGTCGTGATGCGTATTACGTCCTAGAAGTAAATACAGCCCCTGGTTTAAGTGGTTCAACTCTTGATGCATATGTGGAGGCATTCAATGGATTTGCAGAAGGAAATTAATAAGCTTGATGTTGTTAACGCAGAACATGCGTTAGCTCGTATTGGTGGTGTAGGTACTGTAGACTATTACGTACTATACTCACTAATCAGCCACATCAAGCGTTTGCAGAAGCTAGAGAAGGTTCCTATGTTATTTAAGGAACCTGGTCGCCAGGAGATTATTGATCTTTGGATTGAAGGGGATAAAAATACATGAGTAGTCGTTGTGTCGAAAAACTTCCACATCGAACTGACAAATGTAATTCAAGCAATGGCCTACAAGTGTTCCAGAAGAATGATGGGACATACGATGGTTTTTGTTTTGCCTGTGGCACTCCTGTTCCTGATCCTTACCACGATAAACCAGCAGGTTATCGCCCAGTATTCAAAGTAAAGACGCCTGAAGAAATTCAGGCTGAGATTGGAGAAATTCTCTCTGACTATCCGATTAAGGGATTCCCTGATCGTATGCTCAAGGAGGAGTATGTTCGATACTTTGATATTCGTGCAGGTGTATCAGAGACAGACGGAACTAGTTGTGTCTCTTCCTCATGGTTCAGGAGGTGCAGCTAAGGATATCTCGAAGAACCTTGCTGACATTCGTCGTCACTTCAAGGAAATCATCCTTGTATTTGACAATGATGATCCTGGCAAGAAAGCTGTAGCAGATGTTCTAAAGATTCTTCCTGAGGCGCAGAGTGCCATTCTCCCCGAGAAGGATGCTAACGAGTGTATCAAGCAAGGGCGTAGTAAGCAGGCGTACAATGCTTGCCAATTCAACGCACAGAAGCCTAAGAATACTCGCCTAGTCTCTGGTAATGAGCTGCATGAGAAAGCTAAGGAACCTGCTAAGTTTGGGGTATCTTGGCCTTGGAAGCACATTACGGAAGCCACTCGTGGTATTCGTACAGGTGAGACCATCTATATCGGTGCAGGTCAGAAGCAAGGTAAGAGTGAGATTGTTAATACGTTAGCAGCTCACTTCATCAAAGAGTTTGGATGGAAGGTGTTCTTAGTTAAACCAGAGGAATCCAACAACAAGACATACAAGCTTGTTGCTGGCAAGCTCACTGGTAAATTCTTCCACGATCCTACTAAAGAGTTTGATGAGAAGGCGTATGACCAAGCAGGGGATGTCCTGAAAGACAAGCTGTTCATGCTTAATCTCTACCAGCACGTAGGTTGGGAGACGCTAAAGACAGATATTCGATCGGCAGCGATGGAAGGCTGTAAGGCTATCATCATTGATCCAATCACCAACTTAACCAACGGGATGGATGCAGCAAGTGCCAACGTTAAACTTCAAGAGATTGCTCAGGAGCTTTCGGCGATGGCCCTGGACTTGGATGTGGTCATCTTCATTTTCTGCCATCTACGTAACCCAGAGTCTGGGCCCCCGCACGAACGTGGTGGCGAGGTTCTCTCATCACAATTCGCTGGCAGCCGTGCTATGGCTCGTTCGTGTAATCTTATGCTCGGATTGGAGGGAAACCGTGACCCTAATCTTCCACAAGAAGAACGGAACGTACGAACTCTTGTACTTCTAGAAGATCGGGAGTATGGAGAGGTAGGAAGATATAAGTTGTGGTGGGACAAGTCCACTGGTCTATTTAACGAACTTTAAAGGGTATTAGTGAATTCCCACGAATTAGTTGTCTTCTGGTTCAATCGTATTGTGCGTAGCTGCATGATTGATTACAAGAATGCTGAAGCAGGATATTCTCCTGAAGAAGCTGATCCAGAAGAGCAACTTGTAGAATGCCCATCCTATCCAAACCATGTGATGAGGGAAGTATTTGAGCTTATTGATACAAAGTCAGTAGTTCAAATGGAAGTGTTAAATCTGTATTACAGATGTGAATATTCTGCAAAGGATATCTCACAGATTACTGAATACAGTTACGCACAATGTCATAAAATCATTTCTCGTTTCCGAGAAGAACTTCGTGAGCTTTATAAATGATGAATTGGCTAGAAGGTATTGTGGAGATGCTTCTCACTAGTTGGGACTCTCTAGATCAATGGATCAATCCAGATTGGGACTTAGATGAATGAAGGTATGTGTCGGGGACTTAGAAGCTAACGGTTTTCTACGTATAGCTAATAAAGTTTGGTGTGGGGTATTTAAGAATATCAAAACTGGCGAACTACACAAATTCCGCCCCCATCAAATTAAGGAGATGCTTGACTTCCTGGATACTGTTGATGTGCTAATCATGCACAACGGTATTGGATATGATTGGCCCTTGCTTGAAAGATTGTACGGATATAAGTATAAAGGCAAGAAGGTTGATACATTGATTATGTCTCGCCTCCTTAATCCTAAACGACTTGTACCATTTAACTGTCCAAACAAAACAGTTGGCCCTCATAGCATTGAGGCGTGGGGCTATAGAGTTGGTAGAGGTAAGCCAGAACATAATGACTGGGAGAATTTCTCCGAAGAGATGTTCCATCGTTGTACAGAAGACGTAGAGATTCTACATCTGGTGTATAATGAGCTTTTGAAAGAAGCAAAAGGCGGAAACTGGCGTGATGCTTTCTTACTCAACTTTGAGCTATTCCAACGACTCCAGCAACAAGAGGAATACGGATGGCTGTTCGACAAGGAGCATGCCGCTGTATGTATTCGTCAACTTACTAAATGGATCGAACGCATCGATAAGGTAATCACCCCATATCTCCCTAAGGTTCTAGAAATCCAAGAAACAAAGAAAGAAGGCAACTATAACTACATCAGAAAACCCTTCCTCAAAAGTGGGAAGTATTCCGAAAGCGTTACTAATTGGTGCGCTAACGTTGGTATTGACATTGATCGTTGTCCCGTGGTTGGCCCTTTTAGTAGGATCAATTTCAGGATTACAGACCTAAACAGTGGCGCAGAAACTAAACAATTCCTCCTTGACCAAGGGTGGGAGCCTCTAGAGTGGAACACAGATGACGACGGTAACAAAACAAGCCCTAAGCTCAGCAAGGATGATCCTTTTGAAGGGATTGAAGGACGAATTGGCAATCTTGTCGCAAAACGAGTCCAGTGCCGTCAACGGCGTGGCATTATTGAAGGGCTACTCGAAATTGTTAGAGACGATGGAAGAGTTAGTTCTATTGTCAACACACTTGCCGTTACAGGAAGAGCGACGCATCGGGGGGTTGTTAACATCCCCAAGGCGGGTTCCTTTTACGGCAAACAGATGCGAAGACTCTTTTCGTCAAAGCCCGGATTTACCCTCGTTGGAACCGATTCTGCCGGTAACCAGCTAAGACAGCTAGCTGCTCGTATGAACAATCCGCAATACATTCATGCAATGGTTGCGGGGAAGAAAGAAGATGGAACAGACCCTCACACACTTACACAAAAAGCTGGAGACCTTGAATCCAGAGACATTGCTAAGAATGTCATCTACTGTCTATTGTTCGGTGGAGGGGATGCAAAGCTTGCTAAAACAGCTAAAAAGCCTCAAGGAACAGGGGCTGATTTACGAGGAAAGCTCTATCGCGGTCTGGATGGACTCGGCCCTCTTATGGAACGGCTCACTACAGAATGGCGAAAATCAGCAAAGCAACGATTCAACCCAAGATTCAACAGGATTGAGTATTACGACGGAGTAATTACAGGACTAGATGGGCGTCCCATTCGGGTTAGCTCAGAACACCAACTACTTGTTTATCTCTTACAATCAGATGAGGCCATTCATATGGCTAGGGCGTATGTTATTCTCTGCGCTGAACTTGAAAAGAAGTATATCTGGGGTGAGGATTATGGCGTAGTATGTTGGTACCATGACGAATACACAATTGAATGCCGGGAGGAAATTGCTGAGGACGTTAAGAAAATATCTGAAGAAGCAATTCGTCTTGCTGGCGAGTATTACAACATCAAATGCCCTCACGAAGGACAAGGGGCAATTGGTAAAAACTGGTATGAAATCCACTAAGGAAAATAATGGCAAACAAGAACATCAAGGCAGTTGAACAAGCACCTGTCGTAGACAAGAAGCAAAACATCACACTAGAAGTGTATGATGCTGAATCTGGTACGTACAAGCATGTACAATATGATGACATTATTGGTCATCAGGTAGGTCAGAATTGGGTCGCAGTGCTTCTGCGTGATGACGAAACAATCATCATCCCATCAATGGAAATCAAGCAAATCCGCGTTTGGAAGGAATAATTTATGGCTCTCAAAGCACCTCAAGGTAATGGCGGTGGCAAGCAATTTGCCCCTCAAGCAAACATCGAAGCTGGTACCTATCCTGCTCGTCTAGTGCAACTGATTGACTTCGGTCTACAGCCTCAACGGCCTTATCAAGGTAAGGACAAGCCTCCTGCTCATGAGATTGGCCTCACCTACGAACTCGTAGATGAATTCATGAAGGACGAGAAGGGTAATGACATTGAGGACAAGCCACGGTGGGTTAGTGAAACCCTGCCATTCCATGGCTTATACGCTGACAAGGCCAAGAGCACACAACGTTACAAGGTGTTCGATCCTGACGAAGCCTGGAAGGGTGATTTCGCTCAAGCTGTAGGATTGCCTTGCAATGTCACCATCGTCAACAACAAGGTTGGTGATAAGGTGTATGACAACGTAGCAACCATCAGTGCTATGCGTCCTCGTGATGCTGAGAAGTGCCCTGAGCTTGTCAATAAGGCCACTGTATTCGATCTCGATAATCCTGACCTAGAAGTGTTCAATCGCTTCCCTAAGTGGATTCAAGAGAAGATTCAGGGCAACCTCAACTTCAAGGGCTCCAAGCTTGAGAAGCTGCTAGGCGGCAAGGCTCCTGCAAAGGAGGAAGCTCCTTGGGAGCATCCAAAGATTGCAGGTCTCGATAACCAAGGTCCCGATCAAGACGACAACACGCCTTATTGATATGGCATACTACAATTATAAAGTAGTTAGGGATATGATTCCTGACGATTTCTCTGAAAAATTCATTAAGGATTTTGAGGAGGAGAATGATACAGAGTACGACCATGACGCGAATTATGATGGACATATGTGGTTGTTAACAGCAGCATATATCGATCATCTCCACTCACGAATTAACGAACTCAGTGCGACAACCACTAATTGACGCAGACGTTCTGCGTACCTTGTTAGTATACAATCCAGAGACTGGTGTATTTAGTAACAAGATTACTAGATCGAGTAATTCCAAAGAAGGGAGTGAGGCAGGCTCCCTTCAGAATAATGGATATGTTTCAATCCATATTCATGGGAGGAAATATTTAGCACACAGGCTTGCATATCTCTATATGACTGGTCGTTGGCCAGAAGGGTTTATTGATCATATCAACGGAATTAGGACGGATAATAGCTGGCTTAATTTAAGAGAGTGCAATAATTCTCAAAATATGCACAATCTACATAGGGAATATAAAAATGTATACCCTAATGGCTCTGGTTACATGGTTAAAATCTCTAAAGATAATCAAGAGTTTTATTTGGGGACATTTAAAACTAAACAAGAAGCTAAAGATGTAGCTATTAAGGCCCGTAAACTTTATCACGGGAGTTTTGCTTATATTGGAAAGGAGGCCATCAATGCAAGCACTCATTGATGGGGACTAGTCGTCCTTAGGTATGAAGTGGGATACGCCGCTGAGGCTGGCTGGCAATCAGACGGTCTCCCTCCCTTTGATTATGTAGCTGAGCTATTGGAGATGCGGATTAACAACATCTGTGCTATCACACAGGCCACCGCTCCCCCAATCCTCTATCTCACAGGAAATACTAACTTCCGTAACAACATTGCTACTCGTAAACCTTATAAGGAACGAGCCGGAGTTAAGCCATACCATTTCAAAAATCTAACAGCTTACATGAAGGCCGTATACGATGTACGAATGCAAGAAGGGCTCGAAGCCGATGACCTTATGGCTATCGAGCAAACAAAACGCCCTCTCGAAACCATCATTTGCACACGAGACAAGGACCTTAGACAGGTTCCCGGTTGGCACTATGGATGGGAGCTTGGTAACCAACCTCAATTCGGCCCTCTGCTGGTGGAGTCTCCTGGACTCATTAGCCTCAGTGCAGATAGGAAAAGTATCAAAGGCTACGGAGACCTATTCTTCTACGCGCAATGTCTCACTGGAGACCCAGTAGATACAGTGCCAGGACTAGAAGATTGTGGGCCTGTTAAAGCCTTTGAAATCCTATTTGGTAGCACAGGTACACAGGACGCATTTAATCGCGTTAGAGAGGCTTATAGGGCCTTCTACGGGGATTCTGGAGATAAGGAATTGCTAGAGCAAGGACGGCTTCTCTGGATGACTCGTTCCTTACATGAAAATGGAGAACCAGTGCTTTGGCAGTTTCCAGAGTAAAACCGTACAACTCAGGACAATGGACTACTGCTCGTTTCCATTCGTTCGTTAAGAGTGCGCTTCGTTCAGCAAGCCAGAGATGGCCCCCTAAATACGAAGTGTTGAACGCAGCTAAGAGAGGAAAGAAGATCAATTCCAAAACTGGTAGACTAGCAGAACATTATGAATGTAATGCTTGTCACGAACAGTTCCCTGCTAAGGAAGTACAGGTCAATCACATTACGCCAGTGATTCCTGTATCTGGATTTGATTCTTGGGATGGCGTAGTTGAGAGGATGTTTTGTGAGAAGGACAATCTAGAAGTTCTCTGCATCCCTTGCCATAAAAGCGTAACAGCTCAAGAGAATCAACAAAGATATGCCAAAGAAAATTGAAGACCAGGGGACTACTCTGTAACGAATGTAATAGGGGAATTGGTCTTCTAAAAGACAACCCTACAATTTTAACTAACGCAGTCAAGTATTTAACTAAGGAAGAAAATGAGCAACGAAAATCTACAGAATAACAAAGACACATTCAAAGGCTTCGCCCTCTTCAGCGATATTGAAGATGTAGCTCTACGCAATCGTAATCGAGCTGTTGTACTAGCAAACATGGCGCAAGATCATTGTAAGAATAATCTAATCAGTCCTAATGGTGCTGGACTTATTCTAGGCTATTTCAAAGCAGTTCCTTCAGCAGAACGTGAACAGCTTATGCCTCTATTCATGCAACAGATGAAAGAGCGTGGTTTCCACCTCATTCAACAATGAGCGCATTAGAGAAACAAATTGCGGGTAGGCATTATAAGGATATGCCTATCCAGCCTGTTGAATACATTCATGCAAATAACATCCCCTTCTTGGAGGGGAATGTTATCAAGTATGTATCTCGGTGGCGTAGTAAGAATGGTATTGCTGATCTTGAGAAAGCTAAGCATTACATTGAACTGTTGATTGAGTTAGAGAGTAAACATGAAGGTATCTGACATTCAAGTAACAGCTATTCACCCTGAGCGATGGGGGAATGACTTAGATGTGGTGAATGCAGCTAGGGTTAGTTTTAGCAAAGAGTCTAAATGGTTAAATGATGAACTACAGTTTATGTATGTTGAATCATTAATTAATGGAGGGGGTTATAGTATTGAAGACCCTGGCTTTACAAAAACTTTACAACAAAGCGATGTAAAACTCATCAACTATCTAGCCAAGCATAAACACTTCAGCCCTTTCAATCACAGTTTCTGTAGCTTCAGAGTAAAGGCTCCCCTCTTTGTAGCCCGTCAATTAGTAAAGCACAAGTTCCTCCCGTGGAATGAGGTGAGTAGACGATATGTTGATGAAGAGCCTGAGTTCTATTTCCCTGCGACCTGGGGTAAACGGGTTGAGAATGTTAAGCAAGGGGCTTCTGATGAGCGCTTTGTTGATGATGTTATCGGCAGGCATGAAGTAAAGAGGATGCTTCAGTTGTATGAACATGCACTACGCACAGGAATGGCCCCTGAAGATGCCCGTATGTTCCTCCCTCAAAACATGATGACGGAATGGTGGTGGTCAGGTACATTAGGTGCATTCTGTGACATGCTTGTCCTACGTCTTGATCCTCACACACAATACGAATCACGCATTGTTGCAGAGAAGATCCGTGACCTAATTGTCCCTATTTTCCCTGTATCCCTTAAAGCTAGATTGGAGAACACATGAGACATTTTGTACTGCCGGACGTTCAAGCAAAACCGGGCGTGAATTTTGACTACCTTACCTGCATCGGTAGATACGTTGCAGAGAAGCAGCCTGAAAAGATTATTTGCCTAGGAGATTTTGCAGATATGCCATCTCTTAGCTCTTACGATGTTGGGAAGAAGTCCTTTGAAGGGAGGCGCTACCTAAACGACATTGCTGCTGTTCAGGAAGCTATGAATGCTTTTATGAAACCTATTTGGGAACTGCAAGGACGGCAGCAGGCAAATAAGAAGAAAGTCTATAGTCCAGACATGGTTATGCTACTAGGGAATCATTGTCATCGAATCACACGAGCCGTTGAAAACGATCCCAAATTAGAAGGTGTACTCTCTCTTGATGACCTCAACTATAAAGCATATGGCTGGAAAGTCCATCCGTTCCTCGAACGTGTCATTATCGACGGTGTGGCATATAGCCACTATTTCGTCACTGGTGTTGCTGGTCGCCCTGCTGTCTCCGCAGCGGCGCAGCTAAACAAGCAGCATATGAGCTGTGTAGCAGGTCATCAACAAGGCTTACAGCTACACACTGGCTATAAGGCAGATGGCACCATCCTCACATCAATCATTGCAGGAAGCTGTTATGAGCACGATGAAGACTATATGGGACCACAAGGTAACCAACACTGGCGTGGTGTCCTAATGCTAAATGATGTACGTGGTGGTGGATTTGAGCCAATGCCTATTACGCTGAAATATCTGAAAGAGAAATATGGGAACTAATTACACAGGGCTGGGCCTCAATGAATATCAAATTGAGGCTATGAGCTTCCGTCTTCCCTCTGCAAGCCCAGAATATGCTGTTCTGGGCCTTTCTGCTGAGGTAGGAGAATTACATAGCCTTATTAGTAAGGCAATGCGAGATGGTCGTAAGATGGACTATGACCAGAACGTAAAGAAGGAGCTAGGAGATATTCTATGGAACGTAGCTGCTGTAGCTTTGGATCATGGGTATACGCTTGAAGATATTGCTGCTGGTAATATTGTAAAGCTCTCTGGGCGTAAAGATAACAACACTATTCAAGGATCAGGAGATAATCGTTGATTGAACAAAGTCTAAGAAGCAAGCTAGTTACACGTAGGACTTATTCAAGACCCCTTGATGAGAAGGGTACAGTATTTGAGACATTTGAACAAACAGTTGATCGAGTAATCAATCATCAACGATGGTTATGGGCAAGAGCTGCTGGTATTGATGAGGATGATGTTGGAACCTATAATGAAAGAGAACTCCAAGAACTCCGACAGCTCATGCTCGATAGAAAAGTTCTTATGTCAGGGCGTACCCTGTGGCTTGGTGGCACAGAGGTTGCAAAGCGACGAGAAGCTTCGCAATTTAATTGTTCATTTACCAACTGTGAGACGGTATATGATGTTGTCGATGTGCTCTGGCTCCTCATGCAAGGCTGCGGAGTTGGTTTCCGACCTGTCGTTGGACAGCTCACTGGTTTCCAGAAGCCCATCGAATCCCTAGAGATTATTCGCTCTGCACGTACTGATAAAGACGGTGAACAACACAACACAGAAACCTACGACGCAGAAACAGGCGTGTGGACAATCCGAGTTGGTGACTCAGCAGAAGCCTGGGCTAAGTCCATCGGTAAGCTGGCCTCTCATAAGTTTCCCGCCCGTAAACTTGTACTCGATTTCTCGCAGATTCGTCCAGCAGGGGAAAGACTAAAAGGATATGGATGGATTTGCTCAGGAGATTCTGGTCTCGCTACGGCGTATGAAGCCATCTTTAAAATCCTCAATCGTCGGGCTGGTAGTCTGCTGTCTCGCATTGATATTCTCGATCTTGTCAATTGGGTGGGTACTGTTCTATCTTCTCGGAGAAGCGCTGAAATCGCTCTATTCGAATACGGGGAAGACGAATGGGCAGAATTTGCGGTAGCTAAAAAGGAGTTTTGGAATGGCAACATCCAACGGGCACAATCTAATAACAGCTTGGTATTTAGATTCAAGCCCTCACGAGAAGAGCTTAATGGAATTTTTAAGCTCATGGTCGAAAGCGGCGGGTCTGAACCTGGTTTCATCAACGGTCAGTCTGCCCGCAAACGTGCCCCATGGTTCCAAGGAGTTAACCCTTGTGCTGAAATTCTCCTTGGCAACAAATCCTTCTGTAACCTGACTGAAGTAGATGTTGCTAAATTTAAAGGTGATTCTGCCGGACTACGAAGAGCTGTGCATATTGCAGCTCGCGCCAATTATCGACAAACTTGCGTTAACCTCCTTGATGGAGTTTTGCAAGAAGCATGGCATCTCAATAACGAGTTCCTGCGACTTTGTGGAGTGGGCCTCACAGGTATTGTACAACGACCTGACCTCGGAGATTACGATTACTCTGAATTGCAACGAACTGCAATTGCTGGAGCTTTCGGAATGGCTGACGAGCTTGGAACTCCTCGACCTAAGAATGTCACTACTGTTAATTAATGGCAGCCTTGTAGGGTAACCTACATTGAATAACTGCGTGAATTGCTGGGAAGCTAAAGCTATAAGCTATGCCAATCAGCAGCCAAGCCTGTTTCAGTCTAAAACCTAAAGGAACTCTGGTAATAGCTAACAGGAAGGTTCAGAGACTATCCCGAGAGGGAGTACGCATCAAGTGATGCGGAAGCGCGCAGCTTCCTATAAGGAAGATGATATAGTCCGACCTCCTAAGAAATTAGGAGATGTTTATGAGATTGTATGAGATCCGTAACAGCATAAATAATGCTGTATACGTTGGAATAACAAGAATTAGTAAAACTCATTATTATCGTCTCAGAAAACTGGCTCAGAATAACGAACTGAGTTGAACACTGTGCAAACCATCAGGTACACTAAGTAAGGTTATGGATACCACGGAAGGTGTGCATAAGCCGCTAGGTAAATACATCTTCAACAATGTAAACTTCGGTAAACATGACCCCCTTCTTCCGCTGGTTCGTGCTGCTGGTTATCGTGTGTTTGATAATCCTATGGACCCTGAAGGCGTCTTAGTAACCTTCCCTGTTAAGTGGGACAGCGTTCCATTCGAGACTGTAAACGGTCTTGAAGTTAATATGGAGAGTGCTGTCACACAGCTTGAACGTTACAAGATGCTGATGAAGAACTGGTGTCAACAGAACGTATCAGCTACAATCAGCTATAGCGTTGACGAGGTTCCACAGATTGTAGATTGGCTCCTAGAGAACTGGGACACTTATGTAGGCGTTAGCTTCTTGTTCAGAGCTGATCCTACTAAAACAGCTAAAGACCTAGGTTATCTCTACCTCCCTCAAGAGGTTGTTTCTAAAGAGCGATATGATGAATACGCTTCACGGTTACAGCCAATTGAACTTGATAAGGCTAACGACTTAGATGCAGAACTCATCGACGACTGCTCTACAGGAGCTTGTCCAATTCGATAAGTATTTAGAGGGGCTGGAAACAGCTCCTCTTTTTAATTATCTAAAAGCCAACAAGCAACTGTGGTAAACAATTCCACTAAAGATCGTATCCATCTAATTTTTGATGGAGTATAAAATAGAAAAGCCCCTAAGGGAACTTCCTGAATAGTCAGGTTGCTCCTTTAGGGGCTTTTTTTTTGGTTTAAATTTCTATCGTCTTCCGAGGAACTTACGCATGAATCTAATACCTCCTCTGATCAATGAACCTCCACCACCACCCCCACCTGCAATAAAGAAAGTGGAGAGTGAAGAAGAAAGTGTCATTGAAGAGGCGTAGCTTCTTAAGTACGTAGCAGCTCTTGTAACAGCTCCAGAGAGTGCCAAACTTCCCGTAATAGTTCTTTGTAGAATTACTGCGATTACCAAGGAACCTGAAACTGTAAGACTTCCTCCTACGGATTGAGAGTATGTTGTTCCTCCCGAGGATTGTAGATTATTATGGAGTAGTAATAACATACTCTTTCTCCTTTATTTAGTCGTAACTAAATACAAGCGTACTTGTTCCACTTTCGTAATCATCTGTACGAGAGACGACTGCTGTAGGTGCCTTAGAAACAGGAGGGGGAATAACACTAAATACCAAGTCTGACATCTGTGCATCCACTAGATTGGGCATGTATCCCAACGGAATTACAACAGTAACACCATCGTCTTCAGTGGTGCCTACAGCGTTCTGAGCCGTATAGATATAACCATCTTGGTCACGAATAGAAACAGAGAGATCAGCAATTTTACTTGTCATATTTTCCTTTAAGCGTAGTAAATGGCACCAAGAACATCGTTAGCGGCTACTGCTGTGGCGTCCAGGTCAGCAATAGCGTTAGTAATAGCATAAGCAATTCCAGTACTGTGTGCAATCCCCATAGGGAAAGAAGCATTCACTGTTGCGTTCGCTGGAAGAACAATGTTATACACTGGAGTGCTCGTACCAACCGTAGGGGCAGTAGCAAGGTTATAAAGACGCACATACTTAGCTGCTGCTGTAGTGTTGGTCAGTTGCCATCCAAACACCCGTCCAGCAGATGCTTTTGCACTCGTAGCGTTAGTGGTGGCTGCTGCCAAAACCTTAGCCGTGGTCATAGCACCAGTAGCGTTAGCTCTTACCTGTAAACCAACATCACCAACAGCAGCAGTACCAGCCACCAAAGCAGCGTTAGTGCCAATTGTGACAGAGCCAGTAACAGTAACACCGTTTACAGGACCTACAGGCCATTCATAGCCCATTACAGACAACGTAGTGGTGCCGCCAGTTGTTGCGCTAGTTAAACGGAAACGAAGGAATCTAGCAGCTACATGAGCAGTGAATACGCCCGCAAGAGTGAATAGCTGGGTGTTAGAGCCAGAAGCTGCACTCATGAACGCAGCAGTTACCCACGTAGTGCCATCATTGCTCCATTGAGGAGTGATTTGACCCGAAGTGCCCAAACTAGTAATCTGCAACGAAATACCACGCAGATGAGTGCAATCAATTGTCAGCAAGTCAGTGTTAATTGCAATCACACCTGCTTGACTGTAGTTAAACGTCTTAACAGGAGGCTGAGAAGCAACAATCTTTTCTGCATCACTCATCACCCCAACTTCAAGTTTGTTGTGGTTCTTGCCAGTGATGTAGTCAGCAATAACACTAGTGCTACTACCTGCGCCAGTGCCGTTAACAATCAAAACACCACAACGGAAGAAGTCAAACTGAGAAGGAACAACACGAGCATGTTCTGCTACCAGAATACCAGCAATGTAGAACCGAACAACCTCGGTAAGCATCTCAACACGGTACTCAGCCAGTGTAGCCGTTGTCAAGCCGTTAGGAAGCGTTACAACAGTTTCTTCAGTTTCTGAAGCACTCGGAGCACCCGTAGGGTTACGACCACTACGACATTTAATCGTGGTGTTGGTAGTACCATCAGCCTCAAATCGAGCAAAGAAACGAGGAGTTGCTACACCTTCCCAAAGACCAATCCAGATTGTTTGGTTGGCAATACGCTGAGAAATAGAAACACGATTGCGTGTAACAATAGGAGCATAGTCTAGATCACGAGTAATGCTAGTGGCTGCACTGTTCGTAGTACCACTAGTGAGTGTACACTGACCAGAAGCAACAGAAATACTACCACCACTGCCCGTAGTAGGCCGCATAATAGCACGTGACGCCGATCCGGAAGCACCACCAGAATAGCTAGTATAAAGAGTAATCTGCGTATCGCTATCTACACTAGAAATCTGCGTCCAGGCACTTTCAGCATCGGCATCAAGTTTGAAGTAGTCTTTGAGTTTTGCTTCGCCAGTTAGGAAACCCGTGCCAGTTACCGTAGTCCCGCTTACCATAACACTTCCGATAGACACTGCCAAACTAGTGTTGGCAAAGTTACAACGGAACGTCCCTTCGTCAGTCAGTACAGCACCTCGGACAGAAAGAGCACCTCCTTCATCTACACCAGTGCTTCGCTGTGCTGTGCTACTAGAAGCACCATAGCTAGGCCAATAAGGGACAGCATCAGCAACTGGATAAGAAGGAAGTCCGTTCAGTACAGAGACATCACCAGCGTTAATACCATCGGCACCATGCACCAACTTAACCCGCTGGAACTTGACACCGCCAATATCATCAGACGCAATAATGTCTCCGCCAACACCAGTATTTAATTGTGTATTATCTGCCATTTATTAACTCCCGCTTGGGAATGTTAGGTCGTAGGTAAACTGGATTGAGTCACCAGAGATTACACCAATACCTGTAAACACGCTTCTATCCAGCATCGTTCCCGCACTTGTTGCACTGAAAATGCCATGCTCTGTAATAGAAAATGAGCCACCATATGTCACCGTACCGACTGTTCTGAAAATATTAGCACTAGCGCCTTCAGTAAGAGAACCAGTAGCGCGAGAACCAACTTCAGTAACCAAACCAGTCTGAGCAGCAGACTCAGCGGTCGAGCTTGTTCCGCTTCCATGATAACGGAAGTTTTCAGGTTCTGTAATTCCCTGCATAGCATCGACCAAGTACGCGACACCCGCGTCCGTAACCACTTTAGTGCAAACAAGCCCAAGCTCCTCCTTTGAGCCATCAGAATTAATCTTAGTTGCGTATAGGCGACCTACTGGAGTAATGTCACCTACCCAAGGGGCTTTAAAAGCCGCTGTAATCACCCTGATACGAAGCTTAATCTCTTCCCAGAGGGAGCGTAGTTTATATTTGAATTTCATTTACGACCTCTTCGTGCCATACCTGTCTTTAGCTTGAATGAAAACCAAAGAGAATGTAATTTGATTTGAATCTTTTTAAACATATTAGATCATCTTACTTGCTGTTAGAACGCCAGGGGTAGCACCTACAATTAGAGCAGCTACGTGTGTAACTGCATTATCTTCACAGCTAAACACCTCAGCACCTGCTGGGAATAGCATTGAAGAGCTTGTAGCATTAACGCCACTTCCACCGAATTCGAGATATACATCTACAGTGGATGCAATACGCACAACGCCTGTATTAGTTGGGAGTTGAACTCTTGCTGTGGTTCCCGACACAGAGAGAGAAACTGTGGAGATAGGGAACACAGCCTGAATGGCTACGCTCCCTGAGTCTCTTGGCAATCGAGGTTCTGTCATTTTCTTTTCCTGCGCGGGTCATGCTGGTTCATAGCTCTGTTCTTTGATTTACTCATCACAGAAAGATTCTTAGCACTATGGTCACCTGTGTTGTGATTACGATGGTCAACATCCTTGCCATCACCTTTTCTCACCTTACTAGCTTTCTCCATCTTGGCGCGCGAGGCATTACGCTCTGCGCGCCTTTTCTTTTGTTCAGGCTGTGAGTTATATTTACGTTGGCGAACTGAATCAGCCTTCGCTCCCTTTTTGAATTCACCCTTCTGTGGCATTACTTGCTACCTTTCTTAGCACCATCTAATTCACCTTTGATGATCTTAAGTTGGCTATCATAAGCTTCCTGGCTTAGCCAAGAGGGCTTTCCAGCCTTAACCAGTCGATCATATTCTCTCTGTAAAGCATCACCTACACTGCCCTTGCTATTTGACGTAGCAGGGGCATTTTCAATTGTGCTTCCCTTTTGTTCTTCTTGAGGGAAGAACTGAGGAAGAACACGACTCTGCATAGCTTCCCATGCTTGTTTGTAGTTGGTACTTCCTGTCAAGTGAGCCCCTTGACGAATCAAACTGTTGATGGCTCGTTCAGCGGATTGAAGCTCTCTTGCGTAAGCCATCTGTTCAAACTGAGGGATATTAGGATTATCTGTCTTGGGCGTAAAACGAATACCTGAACCAGACCATTCCACATTAACAACATCCTTAGCAGTAAGATTACTCTTACCTTTCAGAGTAACGATAGGAGCACTTAACTTCTCGTTAACAGCTTGGATTGTAGGTTGTTGGAATGAAATCTGTAGCACCCGTGCCGCAGCAGTACGTCCTTCTGGACTCACCTTGCCTTCGGCAACAAGCTGACCAAATGCAGGACTAGCAATAAAATTAGCTACATCCTTTAGAGCATCAGGTTTCATTGCGAATGGGCTGTTGATTGAAGCTCCAATGTCAGTCAGAAGATTATTAGCCGCCTTAACAGCAGAGTCCTTAGCTGCATCATCCTTACTCGCCATAGCTTCTGTAACCTGTTTCTCAACCAGCTTTGTCACCTGATTACCAGCAGCCGTACCAATAGGTACTGGCATTGCAGCAGGGTTTGTTGCTCTCTCTTCTGGCGTATTGGCACCTAAGAGTACGAAGATGTTTCGCTCAAGACCTTCAGAGGCAATTGTGGCTGTAACGGTGTTGGGAAGTAAGCGATTAGCAACAGCAGCACTAAGAACTTTCTTATCATTAGAGAGAACTGTGATTTGTGCTCTTGCAAGAATATCCTGGAGTGCAGAAGCAGAAGTTTCAGCTCTTGTTTTAGGATCAAGGAGTCTCTTAGATGTTTCATTTAGATCATTAAACAATGCTCGATAGGCATTACCTAGCTCTGGCATTGTCCCTGTTACTGCGTTTAGTGTTGCTTGGATTTCAGAGAATCTCTTAGAACGTAGAAGCTCTGCTTGCTCTAAACCCATCTTACCAGAAGTAACATGAGCAACAAGCCCTTCCATTTCGCTTGAGAACGCAGAGAGATTACTTGCGCCTAGAACGTTCAGTGTTTGACTAATACGGTTCTTATCCGCTTCTTTCTCTTCCTCGTTTTGGAATCTCTTACTTGCTCGTGACTCTTCATTAGCGCGATACATTGCCTCTAAGTCTTTACGAGCACGTACAACAGCAGCGTGGTTCTGAATGATTTTATCTTGTTGCTCTTCATTCCCAAACACCAAGAATCCGTCTTGTTGGGCGTTTGTTAAGGCTGTCTTACGAATATCACGCTCAATCTTAGCAGCTTCTTCTACATCACCAAGATTAGAGGCTTCGCGGAAGCTTTTTGTAACCTTTGTAAAGTCTTCTACTTTATCAGGGAAGTTCTTAGCATACTCACTATAAAGTGCTCGTTGCTGTACTCTGGCCTTCTCTGGAGAAAGTTGACCAGAAGCCACTCCCTCTGTAATTGCAGAAAGCTTCTGTGTATATTGCTTAACAGAAGCATTATCATCCTTCTGAGTAAGCGAGCTGAATAAAGAAGCCCCTTGAGAGATTAGTGTGGTCAATCCCTCAAGAGGGTTGACAGTAGTTGGTGCCACAACATTAGCCCCAGCCCCTTGCGGGGCCGAGAGCTGTGTGGCCTGTGTTCCAAATTCGGCCATTATTCTTCTTTCTGTTTATATGATTGAACGCTATTGATTGTACGAAGGATTTCGTCTTTCTGTTCTCTCGTCAATCCTGAGAGTTCGATTTTAGCTTTCATATCTTCCATGTCAGGATGTCCTGAGGCTTTCATTAAAGTTCTCATAAAGCTTGAGTCAGGCCCCATTGCTTGGGCACGTAAGCGATTGTAGAGAAGCTTTTGCATTTCAGGATCGCCCTGATGACTTGTTACAATCCACTTACCGACGTTTTGAATCCAGCGTACATCTGTATTACCCTCGCCCAGTTTCTGGGTGTAGTAACGCATCACTGCATCCATTTGCTTGATTGCTTCTTCTTCGGCTTTCTTCTTATCTTTCGAAACCTCCATTGACATTTTAATCAATGCGTTTCTGTCGTAATTAGTGAAACCGAACAGTTGAGCAAGAGCATCTAGCTTCGTAGCCTTCTGGTCAATCGTCCCTCCCTTAGCATCCATGCTCTTCTCCATATCCAACATCTGCTTAGCTTTCCAAGCATTGTTGAACCCTGAAGAAATCTTAGCAATTTCTGTAAAGATGGGAATTAATTCTTCAGCGGTAAACTCTTCATCGATTGTACCGTTGAACCAACGTGACATTGATTCGATAGCAGCAGGGAGTCTTCCGCCGTCTTTCAAGAACATAGACCCTGATGGACTATTCATTACTAGATCGCCGACACCGCCAGTTATAACAGCGTCATAGCACTTAATCCATCCGTCGATATTGCGTGGGTCAAGAGAATTGAAATCAACCTTGCCTTGATCCTCTCCACCAATATCCTTAAGCACCTTGTTTAGCATAGCGCTTTGTAAGCCATCAATTACAGCCTCTCTAACGAATTTGTTTTCTCCGTCAGGGGGTAGTAGGTCTTTGCTAATTAAAGCGCTTACAAGGGCTGTAGGAGGCCCCCAGAACACTAAGTCAGCAGCAGCTAGTCGCATACGTGTTGCAGCATCAAGCTTTCTGTTAGTATACTGTAGGAACGCCTTATGGGGAACCTGTAAGAATTGCATAGCAAAAGATAGAGATCCTTGGTTGTAAGGCATGTCTCCTGCAAAGTTCATCTCGTAGCTGATTGCTCTAGCTTCTGCTTGTACCATCACACGAACGTCAGGGTCCTTCATATCGAAGCCCTTCTTCTCGTACTTACGATAGGCAGCAATCAAGTGAGCAGCTAAGTTACCTTGTTCAGCTAAGTCGAAGCCCCAACGGCGTGTAAAGTTTACAGGCTTTAGGAGGGCTCCTCGTACTGGCCCATGTAACTGAGCAGAGTCTGTTAGAGCACCACGTACTAGGTTACTTCTGTCTACGGCAGAAAGCAATCCACTCTCTTCAATGAAGGAGAGGAGTTCCTTGTTCTGCTTTGACAGAGGCTTCATTCCAGATACATCACCCATTAGATCGCCAACGGTTCTTACAATATCAAGAACACTATCTCCCTTGTACCCTGTGTACGCAAATAGACGTAACACTTGGTTAGGCTGGATGACAAGCTGACGTAGCGGGTTAGTAGCAATAGTTGCCATGAACACAGCATTCTTAGCTAGTGAGGAAATCCCTGCACCTTCTACTCGTGACTGAGCGAATCGTTCCACTGAAGGTAGTCTTGTCATACGACCCACCTCTGCAACATAGTTCCAGAACTGACGAGTCATCTGATCAGCAGCAGCGAGGTATCCGTTCTCAATATAACGAATGTACTCCCAGTTGGTACGTGCATCACGAATCTCTTTTGTAGTGAAGATGCCCTTAGCGTTAATCTCCTCAACAGTCATTGGGAATCTCTTCTGACCATCAACAGTTTGTACGAAATCACCAAACTGATTCACCCAGCGAGCCTTAGCTTGTTCTAACATAGGACGCATCATTGTACGGCCAGAGATACTTCTAGCAGCTTTCACTGCGGCTTCTGCTGGATTAACAATATAGCTTTGATCGCCTAGGTGGTTTAGTCCTGAGGAGTCCTCAAGAGTTTTACCTCTGTGCCTTTGAGCAATACGACCTGAGGCACCATTAACGTCCCACCAGTCATTACTCCCCTTTACCATAGCACGTTCGTCTGAACGTACACGATATTCAACACCAGGGTTAGCTCTCTGCATACGCTTAACGAAATGATCCGCTTCAGCAGAATCTCCTGCTACAGCAATTGCTTTCGTGTACTTAGTACCGTCAGCACGTACAACAACTTCGTCTACGAATCGAGCAGCTTTATATTGTACTTGGAAATATCCTTCACGATAGTTGAGAACTGAATCGTTAGAAGTAATCCCTCTCATGTATTCCGTAGGGCGTTCACGAGATACAATATATTCTACAACTTGACCATTGATTGTCTCTGGTCTGCGAAGACGTACTAAAGAACCCTTTTGTACATCATACAAATCGTCAATTTCTGCACCAGTGATAGCTCGCACTTGGTCGATTGTTGGATCGTAGACAGTATCAATATTTCTATTCTTACTGATCTTCTTTCCATACAACTTAGCGTTAGCACTCTCTAATACTTCATAGCCTTCATTACGCATGGTACGCACAACATCTAGGTTTTCTAGATTGTAATGTGTGTCCCAGAACTTACGCCATTTAGCTACAGCATTACGTGCTCCTGCATCTAGACCCTCAGAAATCATATGAGCCACATCTGGCTTGATTCCGTTGAAGTTGGCTTTGATTAGGTATTCATTAAGCGCTTGACGCATTTGCTTAGGTAATGCTTTCCATTCCTCGGCATACTCGTTAGCGAGAGACAGCATGTACTTCTCCATACGGGAAGTTCTGTCAGCACCTGCAGAAATAGGACGTGAGAGAGATGGATCAATCATCGTAGCAGGGTCAGCTACAAATCTAGCTGCACTACCTCGATCATTCCAAACAAGAGAGGAGAAACTGTCAAACAGGTTCATCTTAGTTGTAAGATGTTCCATTCCAGAGATATCTGTAATGTCGTACCCCTGATTAACATCTACACGTACATGGTATTCCCCAGGACCAATGTCAGGAATGTTCTTCTTATCTACTTCTCTAAACTCAGCGCCTACTCGTTGAAGAAGAGTGATTTGATCTTCATTAACACCGAACCTACGTAGAGCAAACTTTGCTTGCAGTACAGCTTCTGCTGCATCAGCGAATCCGCCTTCCGGTGTTCCATACACAGCACTAATTCTAAACTTGCCATCGACATCATCCTTAGCGAATGAGGACAGTGAAGGATGAATCTCTAAGCCTTCAGCATTACGGAAATCATTCACAATGTTAGCTCTAATTGCAGCCTTCTCACCCTTGGTTAAACCAATAGATTCAGTGGTTGCAATCGTATCGAGGATGTGCTCATCAACCTTTACAGCTTGACGCACTTCACGATCAGCATCTGTAAGCTTAGCAATTACTGGACCATTAGGTGTAGTTGCTTGTGGCATTAGATTAGAGGTAACTGCATCCTGCTTAGATGATCCATACATGGCTCTTGCAAGCTCATCATCTGGTGCATCGTTAACAGCCTTAAAGATCATTCGAGCATTTGATGGGTTGGCTGTAGCCATGATGTTAGCCATAGCCGCAGGGTTGTACTGATGTACTGTAGTGTTCCAATCAATTCTACGAATAGAGTCTGCAATCTCTGTTAAGAGAGACCCTGCTTCAGAAGGCATTCCCTTCTTAAGCTCTGTAATCTGCTTATCTAGATCAGCAAGTCTTTGTTCATTTTTAGCAGCACTTGCATTCTTATCTAGAAGCCCTTGCAGTCTACCTTGCTTAGCTTCATAATCAGCTACTTCATCAGCAATGTCTTTCTCAGCACGCTTTACAGCTTCTTTGTAAGACAGTTGTTGATTGGTTTGATATTCTTTAGCTCTTGCTTTTACATCTGTGACAGGCTTCTCTAGCGCCTTCATCTCATCATAGATTTTACGAACTTGTCCGTTATCTAGGAGAGGAGAGGAATCACCTAAGGTGCTTGCTCGTTGTGCCTCAAGCTCTTGAATGGCTTTCTGGCGGGCTGCAAGCTCTACATCAGGGGTAGATACCTTAGCACCTTCAAAAATTGATTCTGGGGCTTTCTGAGGGCTTGCAGAAGGTGTCTTAGCTACAGGAGTTCTTGGTTCTGTTGAAGGAACAACATTTGAAGCAATCTTAGGTGTCTTCCCTAGCTTTCCTACATTCTTAGCTGAACGATAAACTTCACCAATACCCACCAGGTCAAGGATAGGTGAAAGACGATCAAGCCACTTCTCAGTACTAGAATAACCTTCTGGATCAAAAACACTGATTAGCTTTAGGTATTCACCGTAGTCGTTATCGCTAGAAAGGATAACCCCTGACTTGCCTTGTAAGCTTTCAATAGCACCTCTAGCAAACTCTTCACGAGCCTTAGGAGGAAGGTTCTGGAAAGTCTCTCTCAAGTCCTCCATTGAACCACCAGCATCTAGATAGGAGAGAAGGAAGTCTTTACCAGAAGCTTTCCCATATTTCTTCTTTAGATCAGCAGTTACTTTACCAATTGTAACGTTGTTAGCGAATGGTACTACGGATACTTCTAGCAGCTCTAGGAATGTTCTTCCCTGACTCTCTGATTGAAGCTTAGCACCTGCTCCGTTAACTAACGCTTGAATTCGATTCTGACTATCGATAACTTCATCTAGAAGCTCGGCAATGTTGTCTCGAACTTGTTCAGGCTCTTCTTTAGTAACTTTTGTTGGTTGCGCTAGATGTGCAACAGCTACTTCTTTATTTAAATTACTTGCAGGCAGCTTCATCTTTGCGTTATACGCATCGAGGGCTGCCTTTTTGTTTTCAATCGTTACATCACGACTAGCAAGGATACCAGTGAGCACCTCTAGGTCTTTGTTTGAAGACTTTCTAGAGATATCGGTTTCAAGCGCTTTACGGTATGAATCTTGCCCAGCTTGGGCCTCCGAAACCAAAGTTTGGTACGTAGACACCAGCTTATCTGGGGTTTGTGTTAATGCTGAAACTTTTGCTGATCTATCTTGAATAGTTGCAAGAGGAAGTTGTGCAGCAACAGGAGGTTCTGGGTACATCTCGTTAAGATCGATGCTATCCGTTCCACCAAACATTTGGTCAATTGTATCCAATTTATTATCCTTTTTTCACGGCTCCAGCTTTCACGGCTCCAGCACCCATCATTGCAAGGTTAGAAACGCCCTGATAAATCTGTGATCTATTGAGAGCATCGTTAGCCTGTTGCTGGAAGATGCTGATATTCTGAGAAGTCTGTAAAGCGCCTAGGTTACTTCCTAGATTAGCGCTCAAGTTAGTAGAAAGAACACCTAGAGCGCCTAGCTCTCCTGAACTTTCTGTTGCCCCTGAGGCAGCAGAGACTTGAAGAAGCTGTGCTCTACGGATACGTTCTTCACGTAGCTGATTACGCCTCTCTTGCATTGCTTGGGACTTGTTCCCGGCACGTTGTTCAGACTGTGCCCTTTTCTGCATTTTATTTGCTTTGTTTTGCTGAGAAATGCTTGCTGCCGTCCCTACAGCAGCTACAGCTACAAGTGCTGAAAAAGCCATTATAATTCTTTCAAGTAAATGTTTTCATGTAACGAATTACCTAGTCTTGGTAAAATCTTATCCAGAGGGCTGTTAACTTTAGCGTGCCACATCATCAACTCTGCTCCAGCAATCCTTGCATTCTCTTCTGTCTTCTTGATAAGCTTTAATCCTAATGGAGAATTTCTTTTATCTGGATGAACGAATAAGAGGTCGTTATAGCAAATCAAAACATCTTTGTAATGTAGATGTGTTGAGAGAATGTTAATCGAATAACCAACCAACTCTTCATCGCAAAAAGCAAGAAGGTTAATAAGCTCTCAAGATTTTTCTAATTCCTCGTATCTATCGTAATCCCCATTAACTACAAAGAGGTCTTTACGCTTAACTAATTCATCCCAATGAGATGCAAGAAGAGGCATGTTAAAGAGGGCCTCTTTATAAGACCCCCTTCTAATTTTAAGTGATTGGTGAGGCATTTAAGCTAATGTTCCATCCAAGGAGTTTACAATCTTTATCTGGCTCAGATTCAAAGTAAACAGAGAATGCTCTTCCTTGTCCACGAATCTTACTCTTAGTAATTACTGTTTTATTAGAGGATTTCAGACTTGGTTGATTCAAATCCGTAAGCTCTACACGGCTTAGACGATACACCTGTTGGGGCGTTGTCCAGCGTCCTGCATCAATTGTCTCTGCCCAATCCCATTGGAAACGCATTAAGCATCCTGATGGATTAATGAATCCGCCAAAGCTGTCAATACCTGTCTCAGTTTTCTCAAGAACAGTTAGGAGATATGGTACTTGCTTTACAGCAGATACGTCCCCAGCAGTGATGGCTCCAGTAAGAATGTATGCATGTGCATCAGCATAGTCCCAATCCTTCCATGAGGAATTACGGTAGTAACTAAAACTGAATGAATAGATTCCAGCAGTATTCTTAAGTACGAGATATCTAATGTTTCTATTAGAAGAAGTTTTCTTACCTAAATCAATTACTACAGGATCAGTTGAAACAAATACTTGGTCGGTAGTTGTAAATACATCTACTGTTAAAGCTTCAGATGTAAATCTATTAGTATCAAATCCTTGAACGACTTCATATAAATTATCTTCTGAAGGAAAGATTTTAAATTTATAGAAACATCCTAGAATCAAATCTAGAATGAGTTCATAAGTTTCATTGTCTTCTTCAAAGAACCCCTTAGTATGATAAATCCATCGTACACGCTTAGCTAAGGAATCGTAAACTCCTCTTACATTTTGTTTAGAGAAATTATCAATATCTTGGTAGAGGGTTCTAATCGATAACGCAGTGATGCTCTCAGTGGAAAGCATTCCTGTTTCATTAGCACCTACAACGTAAATACCGTCTTCAGCCCAAAACATAACTTTTGAACCATCAGTAACAACAGACTTATCTCCGATGCACCCAAAGGTGGATAGAGTATCAACTCGATAGTTCGTAGCTGTAAAGCCATAATCACTTCCGCCAGTAATTGACCAAACACCGTTTGTAGCTAATACAATCATGGAGTTTCCAATCACCTCCATAGAGATGATTCGTGAAGCCCCTGCAATACGGATATAGCCACCATCAGTATCTACAATATCTGCGTTTTCACGAGAGGTTGGATCACCTTCTTGGTAGCACTTACCGTAGTCTTGTTTATTCTTAACTAATTGAGAAAAGAAGACATAGCTAGAAAGCGTAGGACTTGCATCATCCCCACCTTCCACTTCCCCTCCAAATCCAGCATACCAAACTCTTCCTGCAAACTCTTTTACAATTGTAGCACCCTTAGTTGTTCTATCTAGGGGCGTATCAATTGACTTGTAAGCAAGGGCAGGGTACTTGGCACCGTTAGCTTCGAAAGCTTCTTTTCTAGAAGCACCTCTCGATAGGGCATCAATGATAAAATAGCCCTTAGAGGCTTTTGTATCACCGCCTAGTACCTCTTCATATAGTTTGTGGAAAATACGCTCAAAAGGCTCAGAACCGCTTGCAACGGGCTGAAATTGTAAGCCAGGCCATACAGTTTCTGAATTGCTAGGGGCTACACCGAATTTAGTGAAATAGTAGTACGCAGGATCAACAAGAATGTTATCTTGGTTCTTACGTGGAATACCCCAAGATTGGTTCTGAAGATTGTAATAGTGCGTTAGGGTTAGTGGCCCTCTATATGATTTATCTGTGTTGTATTCAGCAGGGTCTGTAGTGATCCCCCAGAAGTCTCTACATTTGATTGTAAAATACTCTGAACTAAGAACGCCACCTTTATAACTGACAAGAGCAAGTTTAGGGTCACCACAAGCTACAACAAGTCTTCCGTCAACAGCCGCGAGAGAATATGAAGCTAGTACAGAAAGTTCAGTTAATGTGATTGAACCAATGTACCCATCTGCTGAAATAGGGTTCTCTGCCATGTTATACACATGAAGACTGTTCCCTTCCTGTACTACTACGAAATCTTGATCTGCTACACCTCCAGCATCCTTCCAACGGAATACACTAGGAGAGCCGTACGCAACAGAGATTTGAGAGTCTAACGTCTTAAAAGAAGCCCCACTTTCCAAGTCCATTCCTAAACGGCGTTGACGAGTTCCTTTACGATCAATTTCGTAATTCTGTTCGTCAAGGGATGCGTTCTCTGGGAAATTTAAAGGGCTTGCTTCGGAAATGATTCCCTTAACAAAATTGTTAAACTCGGCTTTAGTGGAGTTCTTTGGCATTACTTAGTCTCTTTACTATCTAGGTACATATCGATAATTCCCTTTGGAATTGTTCGATTCGTAAACATACCTTGGAGGACATTAGGAATTTTACCACCCTTACCCTCTGTCACTACGATGTAATGACTGGGCATTGTAGGGGAAGGCTTAATCTGGTATCCCCGATATTCTGACATATATACGTTCATTATCGTTTTCTTCCATAGTCAGGGTATTTAACACCCCCTTGGGCTCTCCACGCTTTACGTGAAAGCCATCGTTGTTGTCTTCCTGCTTTCTGTTCTGCCTTCTGATTAACCATTTGTTTCTGGTTAAAGAATGCAGTGCTCTTAGCTTCTTCTAAGAGGGCAGGGAAAGCTTCTACAGGAAGATCAGGAATAAATGTATCTTCCTTTACCCAGACAGGCTGGATATATGCTAAGCACTGTGTCTTGCTTGCTTTAAGTGTATCATCTACAGAGCTGTTGTATGAATCGCAAACAATGTAATTGTCATCAAAGGTAGTCCAGTACTCTGGGTCTTTATCGTTGACAATCAGAAGGGTTGATCCACCAAAATCGTAAACAGTTTCTACGTTGGTATTGGTAAGTGTTCTGTGTGATAGCAGCTCTAGGAATTCATCAGGATGACGAAACTTTAGAGAAACATACTTACCCTTATCGTTTAGATATCTTGCATCTACAAGCTCTTTAACGTTTACAGGGAGCTTTAGGTAGTTAGGACGAGTGAGGTCGCTAGGAGAGTCTAGCTGAATTAGCTTCTTTAGATGAGGCCAGTTTCTATTTCCAATCATCTCAAAGTAGCAAGTACGAACGACCTGGGCTACTTGAAGAGATTCTGTTGTGTCATTGATACTGTTAACCTCATCAGAATCCATGTCAGAAAGGATATCTTGAACAATATCTAGTAATGACATTTTCATTTTATGACTCCTTATATGTACGCTGAAGTACAAATCCAATATCGTAAATATTTACGTTAGTGTCTGGAGTTACAAATAAAGAAAGCTGTGTGTTATTAATGAAGCTTCCTAGATACAACGCAGTGGTAAATGAAACGTAGTTTACTGCACCACCACCTTTAATGAATTGAGTGCTAGCGGAGACAACAGTAGGGCCGTTATTGGTTTCTAATTCACTATTGATAATGTAAGGAGTTCCTGCCGCAGCAGCAGCAGTACATTTAAATTGTATCCGTGCAATATAAACTGCATTCAAATCATTAATTACAAATCGACTATTAGCTGTATCCCACAAAGCACCTAAACGGTATCTGAATATGAAAAATCACTTTCATATAACTTTCGCCATGTTCCTGCATTAGGACCTGTGGCGACATAAACCTGGGAAGCTGTAGCTGAACTCAATCCCTTCGGATCGTGTCGTTCAGAGTCTGGAATATCTTTATGTAAGATTGACATATTTGTTCCACAAATAAGAAATGGGGATCACCATTATAGTGACCCCCATTAAGGTTCCTTAGACTTTAGTCTTGTAGACGTATTCTAGGGTGAGTGTTGCCTTACCTACAGTGGGCGAGACCACAGGGGAAGTACCACCAATAGTACGAGTAACACGTTCAGCAGCAGTAGTACCTGTTGCTGAGGACTGAGCCCATGTACCTGTACCTGTAGAAGCTGGTGTTTTAGTACCAATAGCTTCTAGTTCAGCTTCAGAGAGAACAATCCCGTTGGTACCAGGAGCCGTACCACCAAAGATGATGGTAGGGGAAGTACCTGTCAAGTTGAATGCTTCGTCTACACGAAGAATTGCTCGCTTGAATTGCGCACCACGAGGGATGACAACAGGAGGCAGGAAAGCGCTGTTAATTGAAGCACCAGTAAAAGCAATTGAGAGTTGTTGGATTGAATCCTGTGAACGCTCAACGCCTACAGAGCCACCTGTTTCACGGGCTCCGTAAAAGTTGCTGACGTTTAGGCCAGCAGTATTTTCAAAAGGCATGTATATCCCCTAATTATGAGTTAACAGCGGAAGTAATTACGATACCTAGCGTGTCAACACGTTGTGTACCAAAACCCCAGCGTGAGGAAGTTACGAACTCATCACGACGTAGATCCTTGTTGCGCTCGCCTTCAACTCGGGGCATACGACGCCATGCAGCCATAATTGGCTTGGTGTTGTCGTCAGCTACGCACATGAATACGTTAGCAACGCCGTTAGCAACAGTAGTAGTACCATCACTGAATGAACCAGTCTGTAGACGGTTTGAAGTGATGATGTTCCAGCCATATAGATTCATCATGAATTGATGGTCACGATCCCAGCCACTAGCAAGAATCTTCTCGCCGAAGGGGGTAACGTCACGACCAATTGAGATGAGCTTATCTAGTGTAGCACCAACAACAGGGTCAACGATAGCAACACGGCCAGCCATAGGAACGTTCTTGGATAGCACGAGTTGATTCGCTTGAGCGAGCAGCCATCAGGGCTTCAACTTGAGCACCGTCTTCACGGAGTTCGTCAGTTACATACCAAGCATCACCAACATAGTCAGTAATGGTTAGCAATACTTCACCTGATTCGATAGGGCTATAGTCGAACGGAACTTCTTCAGCGCCGTCTTGGATAGTTACTGAACCGATGGTTTTAATGTGCAGTGTGTTGCCTGAACCGAAATCAGAAACGTTGCGATAGAAAGCGCCGGGTAGAAGACCATCTTCTAGGTTACGCAGAATGAACGCAGAATACTGTTCGGCTTCAATAAACGCAGTGCTGTTTGCACGGTTTTGTGCCATTTATTAAGTCCTTTTAAATACTTTGTTATAGACAGTCGGATTACTTAAGTCATAAGTAGTAAGGCCCTGCGCTAAAAGCTCATCCACCATTTGCTTGGCATTCTGAAGTTCTGCACGTTGTTCTTGACTGGTAGCACCAATTAGAACAGGTTTACTGTTACGACCAATAGCCGAATTACTAGGCGGATTGATTGCCGCCGTATTCACTGAACCACCAGGAACAAGTCCTGGCTTTTGAGGCTCAGAACGAATACCTAGGGCAGCGAGAGCAGCGCTCGGACTTTTAGCGGCTAAAGCATTAATATCTGCTTTAGACATACCGAGTTCTGTGGCTTTGCTGTAGAAAACTTCTTCAGCTTTTTCTCCAAATTGTTCACGAACCTTAGCAACAACTGCTTGAATATTTGCAGCTTGTACAGCTTGTTCTTGAACTTTGGTCAACTGAGAGTTAACTAGATTAGCAATTACCTCTTCATCAACACGCGCTGGCTGGTTAACCGCTGTGTTCTGATTCTGAGTTAGCTGTCGTACAGTTTCTTCAAGAGTAGTGATCTTATCCACTTGAGGCTTTAGCTCATTCAATTGACGTTCCTTTTCATCAAGTTGCTGCTTGAGAGTAGGAATGTATTCTTGAGAAGCTTTAAGAGCCTTCAGTGCATCTTCTACTGAACGGTACTTAGGCTGTCCCTGTTCATTACGAATTTCCATTAGCATGGTGGCTAACGCATCGTTCTGATTAGGAGTGGGATTGCTACCCGCATTAGGGATTGCAGGGGTCTGCTGATTAATTTCGTTTCCGAAGATAGTCTGGTCTGACATTATCTCGATGATACTTTCTAAGAAGTGAATGGTGGATGGTCTAGGTAACGATCCTAGTGGGCATTGCATCTGTTTTACAGACAGACCTCGCTCCTTACGAGACTACCCATCCATGGTGCCTCATGCCTGAATCGAACAGACATCAGAGCGTTACAAAGGCCCTGTTTTCCCATTAAACTAATGAGGCATAACTGGCGGAGCGTAAAGGAATCGAACCATTACCCTTTCCAGAGTAGCCAGGTTTTCAAGACCTGTTTGTGCCCTGCACGCTACACTCCTAAGTATTTGATAAGGTTCGTTCGTAAACTCACTCACTCTTATCTATACTATATATTATATACAAAGTATAATACCGTAAAATATTACTCTTCTAGACTAGAAGCTGCTAAAAGTGAACGTATTTCGCGTAAAGCTCGTTCGTATCCGATTGCGTCTGCTTGTTTTAACGCCCAAGAAGGACTAGCATACTCTTCTTCGGATACTCTTTTTGTGCGTCTACTCTCAATCTTTTCTTCTAAAATTTGAGTGAGCCTAGAGCGTAAGAGAGCTGTGGCTTGCAGCTCTCTTTCCATCTCTACACGTTTCTCACCTGTTAGACCTTTGGTCCAGGCTGTCTTATATGCCATTACATTTCAGGAACTTCTTGTTCCATTGCAAGTTGGTTTTCATCTTGTGCGATTGCTGACAAGCGTTGTTGTTCAGCACCTTCGTACACAGCGGAGTTAGGACTGAATAGATCAAAGCGTGACAGACCAAGCATGTCTTCAACCATAACCGTGAGGTTCTTTGTATTGACATGAGGAGCAATCTGTTGCCATAGCTGCGTATTAGCAAGACCTGTAATGTTCTGAACAAGCTGAGCCTTAGCAGCAAAGTGTCTAGCACCAATAGGACGTAGCTTACCAGAAGCTGTAATGTCATCTTTCGTAATCTTCATGAAAGAGGTAACACCTAGATCATTATCAATTACGCGAGCTACATCTTCTCTGTCCATGCTACGTCTAGCAACTTCCAACATAGCGTTTAGAACTTGTTCTAGAAGCTCAATCTCAAAGTGTGTAGTTTTCTCTTGGAAGATACGACCAGCAGCATTCTGTAGCTGTTGTACTTC